TATTACCTTTTGTTATGGCTGACAATATGTTCTCATATGTGTGATATTTATCTGAAAGCATATTTCCAATATCTTCACCGATACTCATAATTCCGCATGAAGCAATAAACTTACTAAGTGGTACTTTATTCCTTGAACTCTGTATTGAGTTATATGTTGATACAGATTTCTTGTCTGAGAAACCATCAAGCTCTTTGAAGTCATCAACAGTTAAATCAAACATATCTGTAATACACTTTACCTTGCCTACTTCAATAAGCTTATCTATAGCTGACGTACTTATTCCCTTTGCATTAAGACATTTCTTAGAAAACACATAATTAATATTAGCCGACAACTTTCCTTTGCATTCAAGATTACTACAGTACAGCTCAATCTTATCACTGCTATCCACATCTACTTTAGTATTAACTAATGGCCTATTGCTTAATTTAGTGTGACAACAGGGGCATACAGTAGGGTATGAAACAGTATTGCCACTATGCTTAATTACACTGGCTACATGAGGTATAATCTGATTCCTCTTTTCTACTAGGATTGTATCCCCTTCTGCTAAATTCATACTCTTTATAATAGCCCAATTACCTAATGAAGCTTCTTTTACAGTTGTTCCGTCTATTTCTACAGGGTCAAATTCTGCCACAGGAGTAAGTGTTTCTCTCCCTACTGTCCAGTTTATTTTCCTAAGAGTGGTAACATGCTGTTCATCTTCTGCTTTCCACGCAAAAGCATTCAGAGGATGATGTCTTGTAGAACCAAACTTTTCCAGACTACAATCTGTATTTGACTTTATAACTACTCCATCAATAGGATAATTCTTAGCCTTGTTTCTTTTATAGAATGCTTCTATTTTATCCTCTGCATTTGAATCTACTTCTTCCCCTTCAATTGTGTTAAAACAGGTGTGCTCATGAATATATTTAAGTTTTTTATCCTCTGATACATCAAGACCCACAACATCATAAGCGATAAATTTGATATAGTTAATATACTTGTTATCATCTAAACGCCTTAAAATACCACTAGCCGCATTTCTTTCGTTTGCGAATTTATCTTCTCTGCCAGCATTAATTCTTTCAAAGTAGTTCTTTGGCAAAAATGCTTCTCCTCTTATTGGGTATAGTGATTTATTTATTCCACAATATTCAGATGGAAATCTGGGCAGTATTTCTCCCTCTACTCCATTACCCCTTGTAACAAACATAGATGTTCCATCTTTAGGATATGCCACAACTGTAAGTCCGTCTAGTTTACTTTCCAATACAACAGGATACAGCTTTTCCAGCTTCTTTTTTAGTTTATCCTTTTCATAATATTTTACCTTATCAAGAGAAATCATGTTGGCAGTATGTTTAAATGACTTCAATCCTTTTGATACTTTACCAGCAACAAAGTTTAAATCATCATTGCCGTACTTATCGATATAATCATGATATAGTGCATCATACTCTTCATCCGACATCTTAGGTGAATCATTTTCATAATAATCTTTATTGGCTTCTTTTATGACAGCCAAATGTTCTTCCCTTGTCATATTAATACTCCTTAATCCATCTGGTTCTTCCACTTCTGTAAACCTTATAAGTGTTATTATATATAAAGAACTCTGGTTCTTCTTGCCCGTCCTCTACATAGCCATATTTTTTAACCCATTCACCATCATCATAATCATTATCGGTGTATACAACTGGTATAGTTGGCTCTTTGTCTGTACTTACCCCGTAAATATTTTTTGTTATTAATGACATAACTCTTTCTTTATTATTCTCATAATCGATGTCAAATATAGAAATAAGATGAATACCCTTGCTTTTAGCTAATAAAAACTTATCTCTGTGATAGTATTTGTCCTTATTTATATATGCCCCGTTTTCACTAGCATGAAAGGCTGAGCCATTGTATTCTATGCCCAATTTATATTTAGGGATATAAATGTCAATCTCTTTACCATCAAGTATATTGCTATCTTTCTTTACTACACATGAAGGTAATAATGCCTTTACAAAATCCCTTATATCATTTTCTGGCTTAGAACCATTAGCTGATATACTAGAACAACCACAAGTATAAGTTTTACCTGACACAACATCATGAGACCTAATAAGCTTTTCGTTACCGCAGTCACATTTAAACAGCCACACAGCCCTATCATTCTCGCTATGGTCATATCTAATAGCTGTAAGATTACCAAACTTCTTTCCAGCTATATCTAGTATGCTAGACTTACACCCACACGACTGACTTCTTCCGCTGACCAAAGAATACCCAGATGCATAACATATGTTTCCACAATCACATCTACATTTCCAGTTCGATGAACCAACATACTCTAATACAGTAAGGCTATTAAATTTCTTTCCTTTTAAATCATATTTAGTCCATGTTCTTTTCTCACATCCGCAATGAGTTGTTACCCCTGCTAAAAGATTATGAGATGAAGCAATCTTTTCTCCACCACAGGAACACTTACACAGCCAGTTCACCTTATTATTGGAATCATTCTCTACTCTTTTCACAACAGTAAGTTTTCCAAAGGTCATCCCAGTAAGGTCTTTAAATTCATTCTTATTAATCTTTTTAGGCTTATCTGGTTTCTTGTGATTCTTGCCACATGTAAGCCTACCGTGTGTAAGCTGATATGTACTAAGACTTACTACATTACCACAGTCACAGGTACATTCCCACTGACCATTATTCCCAATATATTTATTCACTGTCAATGTACCGATTCTTCTTCCAGTCAAGTCCTTCTTAGGTGCATGTTCAAGACAGCCACAGGATTTCTTTTCCCCGTTAGCTAATGCAGAATATTTTACATCAACCTCATTTCCGCAATCACATACACAATGCCAAATAGAAGTTCCATTATCTCCCATGCCAACAATTTCTTTAGCTATCAACTTTCCGTAGCGTTTGCCAGAAATATCCTTTGGCTTTCTTCTACGCTTACACCCACAGGATTTAGACTTACCACTAATCAAATCATATTCGTTTATATCTTTTACTGTTCCACAGCTACATCTGCAAGTCCATTTTGTACGCCCCTTAGTATCTGCTCTTTTTAATACAGTAAGTTCACCAAATACTTGTCCTTCAAGATTCTTTTTCATTAATTATTCCTCCTTAATATGTTATTAGTATACCATGTTTTTATCTACTTGTCAAGCAAAAAAATAACCCACATTTCTGTGAGTTATTTGATAGTGTCTTATTAATACTGTGGTCTATAGCTTGAAGTCGTTGATTTGTCATCGGAAGGATAACCAACCATTGTGCATCTAGCCATTGGGAAGTCTGGGTGATTCATAGAATCATCGAGGAATTCCAGCTCAATTTTGAATGTTCCGAAAATCCTTCGAGATGAAACCAGACATATCCCCAGAAGTCTTACATTTCACATTCCAGCCCTCAACCACATAATTCGGGCCATTATTATTATCGGCGTTATACAAGAATCTACCTTTAATATCTCCTGCATCAAACATGGAAATATTGATATATTCTTTCTCAGGAATACTAGCTGAAACTAGAACTGTGTCTCCACCTTTAATAGCTCCATCTTCCTTAATTCTGATAATACCTGCTCTTAAATCCTGTGCTGTATATGTGTAATCCTTACCTTTTACATATGCACTTGAAGCCGCTACTACTGCGATTTCACTCATTTCACCAGATGTATAAGCTGTCAATGTAGCAGAAGCACCTAATGTCACAACTACCTTTACGCCGTTTGCCAGTGTAAATGTCTCTGTAGCACCTGTTCCTGTAGCAGTAACAGTATTAGTAGTGCCTAAAACTCCTTCTTTAAAAGTCATTGAAAGACCTGTTACACTACCTGCCGCCGTTGGAGCTGTTTTTACTGTAAAGTATACGGACTCATTAGCAGTACCAGTATAAGCAGAACCGTCTACTACAATCTTACCACCTAGAACATCAGTAAAGGTATCTGATGTCTTTGTGCCTGTTGAAATAGCACCAAACTTAGCCGCTACTGTGCTGAAAGAAGCACTTGCCGCTACACTTGCCGCTCTCTTCAATACTACATCTGCCGCATTAAAGTATCTCTGACCGTCTGCATCAGCTAATGTAATAATTCCGTGGATTTGTTACTACTGTATATTTTTCGTCTGTAAGTGTAACTGCTGGTTGCTTTGTAACAACGTCTCTACCATAAAGACCTAATGCAAGATTAAATGCATTATATTCTGTTAGGGTAAGTTCAGCAGTAGCCTTAGTTTCAGTCGTAGCTGTTGCCATAACTACACGTTTCTTATTCATTGAGGATTTCTTCTCAACTGTGGTAACGTCTACTTTGATAGTCATTTCATCGGCATTACCGAGATGATGCCAACCGTCTGTACAATCAGACTGTCTATCAAACCAAACCTCACCAGCACCACATGTAAGGTCATCAGCTAGTGAAAATGCTTGATTACTCAATATTTATTTCCCCCTTGTTGTTTGTTTTATCTATACCATTCAATCTCAACTACTGCTCTATTCATAGCTGTAGCTGAATAATTTTCATCACCATCTGAAAGTATTGTTTTTACTTTGCATAAAGAACCTAATTTAAAATCCCTCTGCAATTTAATATTAAACTCTTTCAGAACAAATGTCAACTCTTGCTCTATTTGATATAACTGTGCATATAGCCAGCTATCATAAGTCATATCAGGAGTTTGTTCATTTTTTACATATATATCAACCCAGTATTGGATTATGCTACCTGTTCTTTGTGATTGTTTTTCTGTATCTGTTTCTTCCCCAAATAGAACCCATACAGCTGGAAATTCTCCTGTGTTTCCACTTCCGAATCTGAACTGCATTACATCTCTATCTGTTAAATACTCAAACAATCTTCTTCCATCATCATATCTATATGATTTCAGGAATTCAACAAGTCTTTCACCAATAGGATACCATAATACACTATTTATCATACTTAATTCCTCGAAATAGAAAGACAAGCTGGAAAACTTCTTTTCCTTGCTTGTACCCCATTTGTAAAGGTATTAGCTGTTAACATATTAAGTAAGCTATCTAACAGTCCTTTATACAACTTAAATTTAAGAGCAAAAGAATCATTATCTGCTTCTCCACCTTTAGCAAAAAGTGACTTCCTTTGTGCACATGTCATATAAGCATAATACACACCTAAGTTACTTACTAATAGTGGTGTTGGTTCATAAATATATTGTGGTTGTACTCCTAAACTTCCAGCTATGGATTCAATGTATTCATAAGCTTCTTCAATAAGATTTGGATTTGTTGCTACATATGTTTTAAGTAGTGCATCATCTAACTTATTAGGGTCAAAGTATGCCCTTCTTTTATCACTTAAACTTGCCACTTAACAAATCACCCAATCCTTCTTCAAAAATCCTATCAATTTCACCTTTACAAGCATCAAAGGCATTCTCTAAGAAATGCTCTGCCTTAATTCCCTTTTTCTTATAATGCTGATGTACCCTTGTAGCAAATATATCTCTTCCCAGTCTTTTGTCAAACCATTTTAATGCTTTAGCTCTTACTGGAAATATTTCTCTATTCACCATCGTCGGGCCAGTACCATTATTTATGTAAGTTCCATAAGGTGTCTGCTTACCATTACTGTCCTTTAAGTCTGAATCTTTTATATAAACTTCGCCGCGCTTAACTTTATCAATAACTCTAAATCTAATAGCTCTAGTCAGCTCACCACTTCTATTTTTATATCTGTGGTTTTCTTTAGCATAATCTCTAACTAGTGTACAAGAGTCACGTAGACAGGCATTCACATACCTGTCTACTTCTTCTTGCGTTATTAAAATATTAGAACTTAAATCAATGTTATCGCCGCTACCTACAACTACTTTAGTAGCCATAAGCTATTTTACGCTACTGTAGCAATCAGGATAGAACCTGCTCCACCTTCAACGTCTGTGCCGAAAGATGGTAGTGCAATCTGAGATACAATAGTCTCTACATTAACTGGATGGTCAATAGTTCTTGTATATACCGCAACAGCTGTATCAACAATTGCTGTATTAGCAGAGAACTTAGGATTAGCCATAAGGTCAATTTCCTCTGGTGTAGTACCCATAATCATGTTACCAATACCGCCGTTTACTGCGCCATCTGGTAAGAAGGATACTGTGTCATCTGGGAAGAATGGTTTTACAGAGCCACCAACCTCAGTTGCATATACACCATCATTGATAAGAATTGTGATACCAACCTGAGTTGCAATCAATTCCTTAACCTGTGCAGGTGTTACTAACTGAGCTGTTGTATTTACTGCATTTGGATACAGAATAGCTCTGATTGACTTACTCTTCTTGATGTAGTTGAAAGTCTTAGTATTCATTACTGCGTATTTCAAGGTTACATAGAAGTTAGAATGGAAATCATCTGCCCAATCAATCATATCCTGAATCGGAGTTGAGTTCTCAGTATCGCTCCATGCTGTAGAATACTTAACCTTCTGTTTTCTAGCAAGATTATAATCGTAATCAAGCTTAACACCATTGTTGTCAATAGCAATCTTACCGGTTGAAATCAACTGCATTGCCATTTTCTCTCTGGTAACTCTAGCACCCTTAATAAGGTTGTTCTGGTCATCAAAGATTCTATCGATGTAAGGTTTCAGAATGCTATCATTAGAAATAGACATAATCTGCTGACGGGTTTCCTCGTCTACCTTCATTCTCTCACGGAAGAATGCCATCTTCTGTTTTGTTACCTCAACAGACAATCTGTCTCTGTATGTTGCTTGTGTATCGAATGCACTAGCCTTCAACTCGACAGGTACGCCAGCTCTACCTGAGATTTTATTTAATTCAATTCCTGCAATCTTCTTAACTGGGAAAAGAAAATCACCCATGTAAGCCGCCTGAGAAGCCTTTACGTCATCCCAATAAGCTACAATGTTTGCAGGAGTTACAAGTTCGTTAATATTCAATGTGTTGTTCCTCCTATATTAGTCTCTACGTGCGAATACAATGTTAGGCAACTTAGCCTTAACAGCCGCGCCTGGGATTTCCGGCATATTATCAATATTGATAACACCCTTGTAAATCATTGCGCCTGTAGCTTCGCCATCAGTTACATCTACACTGTGGTACAGAATACCATCAATATCAGAAGCAACAGCATCAGCCGCACCCTTTGATGTAGCAACAGCCGCCGTTACAACTGCAATGTCATCACCATTTGCACCAGTAGCCAAAGCCGCTGAAACATATGTATTAGCTGTCGTATCAGAGTTAATAGCCTTAACTACATCTGCATTAGTAGAAATGATGTCTCCACCTTTGCTATCTACAGCAAGTGCTACTGTAGCCTTTGTTGCATCAGCTGTTACCTTGACGTACTTTGAAGTACCTTTAGTAAGCTCTACTGAGTAAGCAACATCTCCATCTGCTTTAGCTGTTACAACTAATGCTGTACCAACAGCGGCAAAAGCCTTTGCTACTGTAGGAACTACTGCAACTGCGTTCTGTTGCGGATTAAGCAGTAAACTACCTGCCACGCCAGTCAAGTAAATACCCTGTGGAATAATATAATGACCCTTGTCATCAGCTACTAAACCACTTACTGTAGCCTTGTTCAAAGTTACTGGTCTAGCCATATAACCTTCACCTACAAGTAGAAGTTCTTTGTCAAAACCGTCTACCTGTGTTACCTTAAATACATTTGACATTATTTAATGTCCCCCTTTAAATCTATTATCCGAACAAAGAGACAATGTTTTTACCTTCGGTATTGCTGGAAGATTCAGTCTTACGACTTTCGAGCAAGGACTTCATGAATGGGCTTACCTCTGAGGAATTACCATTTCCACCCTTACCGCCGCTACCTGCGCCGCCTTTTACTTGTCTCTCTACATACTTAGGATGTTCTTTAGCCCAATCAGCAATAGCATCGTTTACAGATAATTCTGAACCATCTGAACCTTTCATTGTTACTGTAGAACCATCCTCATCAACTGCTACTCTGTTAAAGAATAGGTCAATAGACTGTTCTGGCTCAATAATGTTATTACTCAAAAGTGCTTTATGAATTGCATCTCTCTTTACACCATTAAGTCTAAGTGTCTTTTCATTACCTAGCTGTTCTGTGAGTTCTGCAATAGTCTCATTATTCTTATCTGCATCTCTCTTTGCTTTTACCAGTGCTCTGTTTAGCTCCTTAATCTCATCAGGAGTAGCACCGCCGCCAGCTTCTTTAATGATGTTCTCTTTCGCATTTTCAACACTCTCATCGAAATCTTTTGCTTCTAGGTCAACTCCGAAAGCAGTTACAACAGCATTAAGCTTATTAGCAACCTCTTTGCTTGCTTCTGCTTCTTCTGTCATCTTATTTACTGTCTCAGTTAGTTTGTTAACCTCTTTTGCTTTAGCATTGAATTCTTTCTTTAGTGTAGCGAATTTTTCTTTATCCTCTTCGCCATCAATACCCAGTGCTTTAGCTAATTCTTCTAAAGTCATATTCAATTTCCTCCAAATATAAATATTTAAGTTTCTAATACAATCTAGTATATATTATAACACATTTTCTCAATTTTGTCAAGTTTATGAAAATTCAGACAACAAAAAGGGGTCACTATTACATGCCCCTAATAATTATATACACCAATGGTAAATCTACTATTGGTAAATACAAATAAACTACTGTATAAACTTTTAAAATAAATCTCTTAATTTTATCAATCATAATAATTGCGTTGTGGAAACCCACGGTTTTAGCCGTGGGAGGAAACAACGCTCCTCCTTTCTATTAACCATGTTTTTCTAAAGTTGATTAACTGTAAATATTTACAGTTAATGCTTCCCTTGTTTACTTTTTCTCCTTCTAGAGCATATGCACTAGGGTGTGATAACGATAACAACGTAGTCAGTTAAGACTTAGGCTATTCAGCAAGGGATTGTGATATTTCTACCACAATCCCACGAATTTATTCGTGGGTTACTGAAGTATTGTTACCTCATTTTGCTACTGGCTGAACTACTTTTACTGATGATGTGCTCTGTGTATCAGATTGGTTAATAGGATTAACTTTGTCTGGGTCTTTATCA